AATTAAGAATTATTTTAGAGACAATTAAAAATAATATTCTTATTGATGATCTAAAACAAGATTACTTAGACACATTCTTTGCTAGTTTAAGATATGCTCACAATGAACAACAATACATTGACTGGGCATTTAAAACAAGCTTCATTAGAGCTCAACACAATGTTGGAGAACTAAAAGAAAAAGTTACTTATAACAATGATAATTTAACTGATTTTGAATCTTATATTTCAGAAGTTAAGCCTTATAGAACAAAGATTAGAGAATTTATTAGCTCCTATTCTAAAACTGATGTTGCACACTCAGTGGTAACAGACTTTGACTTGCCGCCAATTTATAAAGACGGTGTATTTACAACAGTGCCTGCACAAATAGTAGACAATAAGGTATTCAGCGAGTCTGCTCTTATACAAGAATATCCTTGGAAAAATTGGACTGACAATGTAGGATTCCAAGTTACTGAAATTATTATTAATAACGGAGGTTCTGGTTATATAGATACTCCATCAGTTATTATACAAGGTACTAGTGGATCCGGTGCAACAGCCCGTGCGTATCTTACAAACGGTAAAGTAGCAAGAATAACTTTAATTACTAAAGGCAGTGGATATTTTACAGTACCTACTGTTACCTTCCAAGGTGGTCTTGACTCTAACGGAGTAGCTGCTACGGCCAGTGCTAGAATTGGTAGTAGTCTTGTACGATCAAATCATACAACAATTAAATTTGATCGAGTTAGTGGCCTATATTATATTACTGAATTACAAGTAATCGAATCTGGAGAAACAAATACTGCATTTATTGGAACAGGTAGTAAAACACAATTTACTTTGACATGGAGTCCTAGTATCAATCTAGCTGATTCAACAGTATTAATTGATGGAGTAGCTGCACTAAGGAACTCTTACACGTTAACGTCTAAAAAATCTACTACCCGCGGATATACAAGTTACTACGGACAGCTAACATTCTTAACCCCGCCACCTAAAGGCTCAGTGATTACGATTACGTATTTGAAAGATTTTAATTACTTGTCAGCAGCCGACAGAATCAATTGGTACTATAATCCAGGCACTAATAGTTTTGGAAAAGAATTAGGCCAACTAATGAAAGGTGTTGACTACGGCGGTGTACAGATAACTGGTTTAGGATTTAATGTTGCTCAAGGATGGGGTAGTGTTCCTTGGTTCTCAGATGGATGGGATTCTCAAGATCCTAACTTTGATGACTATATTGTCACAGTGGGGACAAATAGTAAAAAGATTGATACAACTGCTGTACAAACTTATGAGTATGGAAGTATTATTGAGATAAGTTCTGCAGCCAATGTTGAAGTTGGGAGATTACTTGAGTTTACAGGAGACTCAATAGGTGGTATAGATTCTGGTACTTCTTATTATGTAACGTCAATCACACCTACTAGTCCAGTTCCAATCTATTCTATAGGCAGGGTTGGAACTAGTAAAATCATTTCTTTTAGACGACTTGGACTTAACGGAATTGCAGTGATAACCACTGATACACCGCACGGTTTTGTAACTGATCAGCTAATCACTGTTGAAGGAATTGATATTCTAGGATTTAATCAAATAGACGTTAACATCTATGCTGTTAGAACTGCCACTGAGTTTACCTATATTAATCCAGGAGATGAGGTACCGTTGACTGTATCTACCGCTCCTACAGTAACAGTTACTGGGGCAACATTCCCAGTTGGCCCAGCTGTGGTAGTTGGTACAATAAATGACGGAGCTACAACTAATCCAGGCAACGTGCTGACAGTGACTCATATTAATTCTGGAACACTAGCAGTTGGACAACTAATATCTGGTACTAATATCGATGAAGGTACATATATTCTTTCTCTAGGCACTGGCACTGGAGGTATGGGAACATACATACTAAATCAGAACCAGGCAGTAACCAGCAGGACTATAAATGCCTCTGCAGTTGTAACATTCTCTTTTGCAGTATTGGGAGTGCCTCTACCGTTGGGTTACAAATTCTTAGTAAGCGGTAACGGTAATCAAAACTACAACGGTGAACATATCGGCACTGCTAGAACTTTATCAACAATTTGTATTGCATATACAACAGATCCTGGCATTTTTGGTATAGGTGTAACTACAATTGGATCTTCTGGATTCACATCAGCATCGATCCCTACAGCATCTGTTAAAACAAAAATACCTCATGGTTTAGTAACTGGCAATAAAGTTAATGTTAATGCAGGTATTGACTATACTGAATATACAGAAAATAATGTAATTATAACAGTAACAGACAGTGACCAGTTTACCTATACTAGCTCAGGCCCGTCGTTCGATACTATAAATCTTCCAGCAGGTACGATTACAGTAACAACATCTATAACAGTCAGTAGCAACGTTGGAGGAGATCCATTGTTAGTTGTTGACGATACAGGTTCCATGTTAGTTAAAAATAAAACATAACCGGTTGAATTGCCATATGTTCCTGCACAAGACGAGCAAATAACTATCTATTATAGGCCGCATAATAATACTCGTTATGTAAGAATCGACGATCCTTACTATGTGGGCGATGTTATTTTTACAAAACCCAATGCAGTCATGCAGACATTTATAGGTGACGGTGCAACTACTTCTGTTGAAATTCCAAATACTATATCAGTTAGTTCAGGCGATAATTTTATATTTAGAAAACTAGCCAGTGATGGATCAATCACTCCTCAAGATATTAATTATGATACAGAACTAATGGGCGGAAATTTAGCCTATAGTACTGCCACAGGTATAGCTGCTGAAGATATCCTAGTTGATGGAGACGATTTTGTTTCACAAACAACCAGTCAAGGCCCAGAAGAGTTTGTGCCAGGACAAGTATCAGATGCGTTAGCAATTAAAGTATACACTCGTCCAACAGACGGATCAGCTAAGATGGTTGTTAAAAACTACATTTATGACGGTGAAAGAACATCTTATAATATAGGGCAAAAACCAAATTCTCCAGACGTGGTAGTTGTAAAACTATCATCTCCTGACAGAATTTTAGTTTCTAATTATGACTATACTGTTGATTATCCAAATAATATGATAGTATTGGATACTGAGGCAATTGGTATGACAGGTGGCGAAACTATTACTATTATCAGTGCAGGATTTAACGGTTCTAGTTTATTAGATTTAGATTCTTTTGTTGCTGATGGTTCAACTAGTGAGTTTATAACTAAAGCACCCTGGACTAGTACACTAACATCTTTGGTCTATGTCAATGGAACAGTGCTAGATTATGTACTGTTTAAAACTACTAGCAAATACGAATCTGCTAATAGAGTTGGTATTAGATTTGGATCAAACTTAGATGCTGGAGCAGTGTTGAACTATGTAATTACATCATCTACAGAGCAATCATTTAGCGTTATGCAAAATGAAACTTTCTCAACAGATGGATTAGCACAGGCTTATCCTCTAGTACACAAAGTTGGAGTTGGCGCACCTCTAGCATCAAATATGCTGGTATTATCTGATACCGGTACAATATATCTACCTCCAATCAACGAATATTTTACTATTGATACTAAGGTAACTTATACAATACCAAAAGCAAAAGTACAGCCGAATAGTATTTCAAATATTAGACTAACTGCCTATATTGACGGTGTTGAATTAAACAAGCAAACTGATTATTCTATCTCTATATCAGGTATTTCAGTTACACTTAGAAAACCTGTACAAAAAGACAATGTTGGTAAACAGTTAACGGTGAGTGTAATCTACGAAAATAGTTATACATGTGACGGAGAACATATACTCTTTGATACACCTCCAGATGCTGATCAAACAATCAGTGTAATTAGTTTCTATAAACATGATATTTTAGATATTAAACAGACATCAAGGACTGTTACATCGAATGTTTCTTTTGCTCCAGAATCATTAGAAGTATTTGATTATCTAAGCGTCTATGGTAAAAATATTAAACTACCGCGCCCGGTAATCGATAGTAGTTATGTTTGGCTTACTAAAAACGGCACAATGCTACGACCAAATATAGATTATAAATTAAACTTGGATTTAACATCTGTCTATCTTGATCAACAACCAGAAACTGATGATAGTTTTGCAATAATGACATTCAGTAATAACATTGTTGTTGACAGTTTTGCGTTCATGCAGTTTAAAGACATGTTGAATCGTGTACATTATAAGAGATTATCTGAGACTCGACAAACTAAACTAGCAGAAGATCTATATCAGAATGACATGACTATAACGGTGACCAAAGGATCAGTGCTATCTAATCCAAATCCTGCTAAGAGATTGCCCGGTATCATTGAAATTTTTGGTGAGCGTATAGAGTACTACAAACGAGAAGGAAACGTGTTAAGTCAACTGCGTCGTGGTACCCTAGGTACAGGTGTTCGAGATTTGTATGAAGTAGGCACACTTGTACAAGACATTGGTAAAACAGAAACTATTCCTTACAGAGATGCTACATATACAGAACAACACACTGCGCTATCAACTTGGAAAACATCTTTAAATTACAAATTAGGAGATGTTGTATCTTATAATGGGTACAGGTATGTTTGCAAAACAGTTCATACTAGTGCATTGGCATTTGAATCAGCTAACTGGACAAATACAGGATCTGATTTAGAGTATTCATTTAAAGTTACGCCAAGCCTGGATACTGGTACTATTGGATTATCTAACAGTTGGCATAGAAAAACTACACTAGTTTCTAAAACTGCCCAAGAAGTAGAAGTTGATAATTATTATGTAATTACTAAACTTGGCACAAGCGATTTTAGAGCAGTCGGAGCTCCTGCAAATCAAGTAGGCGTTAAATTCCGTGCAGATATTAGTAACGTGCCAGCTGGTAATTTTGTAGTTGGTAATCAATATTCTATTGTAAAAATAGGTGTAACTGACTGGGTTGAAGCAGGTGCAGAAAGTACAGCTCTAGTAACCGGATCAATCACAGGCCATACATTAACTGTTACCCATGTTGATCTTTTACACCCAGGGATGTTAAAAGTTGGAACTTATATTACTGGATCAGGCCTAGTTCAAGGTACATATATTACAGAATTTAATACAGGCCACGGGGGTACTGGTACATACACAGTTAACTTTAGTCAAACAGTTCCTTCTACTACAATAACTGGACAGCCAAATGTTGAAACTGTGTTTACTGCAACAGGGACAGGCCGCGGCAACGGTAGAGCTCGTTGGATTAAAGGTACTACTGGAACAGGGACATTGGATCTTGTTACCTATCAAAGTATTCCTAGCACCTACGGACAAGCTAACGACATTGAAATGTTTGTAGGCGGATATGATGTACAGGGAGTATGGATTGCTAATTTAAATTATAATGTTGGAGATATTGTAGTTGTAGGCAGCTACAATTATAGATGTGTTACAGTACATACTAGCAGCGAATCATTTATTGATGATATTAACAACTGGGAATACTTTACAGGAAATATTAGGTTAAGTAAAGTTCCTTACAAAGTTCATAATGTGAGAAATCATTACGAAAGTCCAGAAGGTGATGTTCAATTTGAGCCTGAGTTTAGTGTAGACGGCATCACTAGCGCAGTGCGACTTACAAATAGGTTAACTGAAGGAACTAAAATTACATTGGTTAAACGAACTGGTGCAGTCTGGGCAGATTTAGGTGCATCGCTAGCACACTCCAACAACCCTATCGCTAAGTTTATCAGAGACAAATAATACCAGATAACTGGATAGATAAATACAATATAAAGAGAGTTTTAAAATGCAAAATAAGGATTTTTCCGGTGTTCACGTAGAAGGTCATATTAAAATATGGGATCCTTCTTCTAATGAAGTATTTGTTAATAAACGTAATGCTATACATTACGAAAACATGAGTGTTGCCTTGGCAGAAAGTCTTGCTAATTCCGGACAAGGTTTCATATATCAAATGGATTTTGGCAACGGTGGCACCGCAGTAGATCCCACGGGAATTATTACATATCTAAGCTCAAACACTACTGGCACTAATTCTAGTCTATACAACAGAACTTATTACAAAGTTGTTGACGATAGATCCAGCACTAATGTTGATCCTACAAGAAATTTTGTTGAATCAAGGCACGTAACAGGAACAAATTATACAGATATTTTTGTAACTTGCTTATTAGACTATGGAGAACCTAGCGATCAACAAGCGTTTGATAACACTACAGATAATCAATCTGAATATGTGTTTGATGAGTTAGGACTTCGTTCTTATAGCTCAACTGATCAAAGTTTGTTGTTAACTCATGTAATATTTCATCCTGTGCAAAAAAGTTTAAACAGACTAATTCAAATAGATTATACTGTACGTATTCAGACATTAACTGGCCTAGCGGGAGTATAATATGAGTTATCAAGTTAAATTTACTGAAACTGGCAATCCTGCAAAACAAATAATTACAGTTGAAGATCAAACGCTTAATCAAGAAACTGCTGTAACTTTTGTAGGGAAAAATTTTCCTGGTTATGGTTCGTATATTGCTGAAAATTTTCTTCACTTAATGGAGAATTTTGCCAATAATACTCCTCCGTCTAATCCTGTACAAGGACAACTATGGTTTGATAATAGTGCAGGGGAAAATCAATTAAAAGTTTGGGACAGTACTACTTGGTCTGCAACCGGCGGCATTAAAAAATCATCAAGTGCCCCAACAAATCCTAATAACGGCGACCTTTGGTCTGACACAGCCAATCAACAATTGAAGATGTGGAATGGAGCTACTTGGGTTTTAGTAGGACCAGAATTCAGTCTAGGAGCTAAAACAGGCCCACAGATTGAATCAATAAACGATGTAACAAACAGTGCCAATGCTGTGATTACTCTGTGGTCCGACGGGATAAGAACAGCCATATTAAGCAATACAGCTTTTACACCCAAGTCAGTAATACCTGGCTTCAAAGAAATTAACAAAGGTATCAATTTATCGTCAATAGATGCAACTAGTGCTACTACTCCAATTAAGTACTGGGGCACCGCACAAAAAGCAAACGCCCTAGTTGTTGGTACAACGTCAGTTGATGCTGCTAATTTTTTACGTAGCGATAAAGAAACACCTAGTGCTGTTAGATTTAGTATTAGAACTAACGACGGTCTACAAATAGGAAATGATTTATCTTTTGTTCTAAGAGTAGATGACGGTAAATCAACTATATGGAATAAAACTTCTGGATCAAGCATTGATTTTAAAATTACCAACAATGACGGAGAAAAAACGGTTGTTCGTATTGATAGTTCAGAAAGAGTTGGCATTAATAAGACTGATCCTCAACATCCATTAGATGTAAACGGAAATATTAGAACAAACAGTCAACTACTGGTTACTGGCATACAAGATGCAACTACCCTATCATCGGGAAGTATCAATACGCTAGGCGGCGCAGTCATTAATAAATCGTTAAGAGTTGGAGTAGATGCTCGTATCAATGGTGTACTATATGTAGATAGAATTGATGGAAACAGTACTCCTATAGTTGGAGCAGCTTTATTACCCGGTAGTTTAGAAGCCGGTAGTTTGTATGATATTGGGTCTGAAGCAAGAAAATTTAGAAATGTTTATGCTGAGTATTTCTATGGTAATTTTAATGGAACATTTGCTGGCACACTTGGTGGAAGTACTGTAGCCGGAGCAGCATCAAAACTAGTACAGACTACAACATTTAATATGTCCGGCGATGTATCGTCAGATGGATTTGCTTTTAATGGACAAACAGTAGGCGGTACTTCTACTTTTACTACAATATTAAGTTCTAATTTAATTACAAATAAAGCAGTTTTAGAAGATCCGGTTACTTTTAGTACAGCAGTACTAAGCACTGATGAAATATTAATTTATCGTCCAAACACTGTAGGACTTAAAAAGACAACTAAAGAAAAGTTTCTTGACGGAGTTGCTCTTGTACCCGTTGGCGGAATTATGCCTTACGCAGGCCAAACTGCACCATCTGGATATCTTTTCTGTGATGGCAGTGAAGTATCAAAAGCTACCTATACCTTGTTGTATTCTAGAATTGGCGACACGTACAAAGGAGTTGGTAGTTTAATAGGTGCAGGCACATTTAAACTACCAGACTTAAGAGGCAGATTTGCTTTAGGTAAAGATAATATGGATAATATTACTTTACCAGATATTACTACGCAAGACTCTGTTAATAGTCCAGTACCAATTTTAGTCAACGCTGGTGGAGGAGCTGCTAACCGAGTCACTGAAACTGCTGCTAGTTCATTAGGGTCAGGATCTGGTGCTGCTACAAAGACATTGACTGTAAATAATCTTCCAGATCACAAGCACACTATGAAAGGATCCAGCAATGGACAATATGGTGCTCTAGGCGATTCTACATTAACTGATCCCGACGCAGTTCCAGTAAACGGCCTAGGCGGCGCAGCCGATGGTGCAAAATTATTAAAGAACAGTGGCGGCGTAGCAGTTACTTCGGGAAGTTTAGGAACAGCAGTTAACGTTATGAATCCATACTTAACAATTAACTATATCATTTACACTGGTGTTACATTATGAGCAGCTACACAATAAACAAAACAGATGGTTCTATTCTAACTGATAACATAGCAGACGGTACAGTTGACACAACAGCCACTGATCTTACCTTAATAGGAAAAAACGCAGTTAACTACGGAGAAGCATTTAACGAAAATTTTGTTCATCTACTGGAAAATTTTGCTAATAGTTCGTCTCCTCCTAATGCACTAGTTGGACAATTATGGTACGATACCTCTGATGGTAGATTAAAAATTTACAGTGGCACTGGTTTTAAAACCACAGGCGGAACAATTTTATCGGCCACGGCCCCTTCAAATGCCATTGCTGGAGACCTTTGGATAGACACTGTTAATCAACAGTTACGTTTTTATGTTGATGATGCAACTTATGTACTAGCAGGTCCAGCTTATACAACTAGCCAAGGCATATCCGGTATACAAGTAAACACAGTTTTTGACACAGCAGGAAAAGAACACACGATTGGTCTACTTTATATTGCTGATTCTTTAATTGGAATATTCAGTAAAGATGCATTTACTCCCTCACCAGCTGTAACTGGATTCACTGGCGATATAGTCAAGGGATTTAATTTAGGAAATACTCCAGGTTTGTCATTTGATGTACCAGTGACTAATGCACGGCAACTAGTTGACAATGATAATAAAGTTTATATACCGGGCGACTTTGTACAAACTGTTGGTAGTTCAGTCATCACTCTAGACGCAAACAATGACGCCACGTTGACTATTCAAAGTGACAATCCTCTAAAATTAGGTAGTTTAGAAAATACTGAGATAATTTCGGCCTCTGATGAATTTCAAATTAAAGGGGTTGGACAAAATCAAAGTTTAACATTTATTGTTAGCACAGTGACTGGGTATCAAGGCATCAAAATTTTAAACACTGGATATAAATTAGTTGGTGTGACAGCATCATCCGGCGACGGAGTATATTTACAATTAACATTACAAGAAGGGCAGATGGTTCCTCCCTATCAAGTTGGCGAACTTGTAACAGTTTGGAAATATCTACACCCAGGTCGACAAGTAGTTGGCACAGATTTAGAAGTTTACGCAGCTACAACTACTTCTATAACGGTATTATATACAGATACAGGCGGATGGGATGGGTATGTAACAGCCACAGCTAATCCTAGAATTGGCATACTAACCGATGACCCGCAGGTAGCATTAGATGTAAATGGTAGGGGTTTGTTTAGATCTGATCTAGCAGTATTAGGCAACTTAACTGTTATAGGTGATACCAGCACTATCACTACTACTAATACCCTAATTAAAGATAACATTATAACTTTAAATAGTGGAGAAACTGGCAGCGGAGTCACTGCAGGTTATTCGGGCATTGAAGTAGCTCGAGGTAGTTCTAATCTAGCTACATGGAGATTTAAAGAAAATGGCATCTCATGGATCAGCAACTATTATATAGATCTTGTTCCTAACAGTGGATTATTAAACTTAGAGTATAGAATTGAAGGCAATTCTGTACTATCTGCCAATAGATTAGGTAGCGGAGTTATTAATTCTAGTTTAACCACGGTTGGTACACTAGTTGAGTTACAAGTTGACAATATTAATATAAATGGTAATGTTATCAAGTCTAACACCTCAGAAATTAGTTTATATAATAACAGAATTTCAAATCTAGCGACCACAGCGTATACAGATAGTTCTCCTCCCCAGCCAGTTGATGGTGCAAAAATTAATGATGCAGTTAACAATCAAACACTTAAAAACTATACTGCTGGATTACCGTTACAATTTACTCTAGAATTAACTGACAAACTTGGCGGCGATCTAGACGATGGTGATGCTCTTACACTCTTAACCAATACATTTCCAGTGGCTGACCATGTACTTGGTACCAAATTATATGTACAATGTACAAAGACTACCATGGATTTTAACGGATTTACTGTAATACCCAAGGTAGCTAGGACATTAAGGGTATATGTATTGGTCTCTGGAACACCAAATCTTTGGTATTGGGACACAGGTTTTGATATAAGTTACGCATTTTAAATAAATAAAACAAAGGGGTCAATCAATGCCTTACAGCATTAATAAAACAAACGGCACAATACTTACTACTGTAGCAGATGGTACAATAGATCAAACCACTAGTTTAAAGCTAGTTGGTAAAAATTACGCTGGCTACGGTGAAATTCAAAACGAAAATTTTATTCGTTTATTGGAAAATTTTGCTAATAATCAACCACCAAGTAAGAAAATTACTGGTCAAATTTGGTATGACAGCTCGTCGTCACCGGGTAAATTACAATTTTATGATGGTACTAGTTTTAGATCAGTAAATGGATCAAATGTAGCAACATCAGAACCGTCTGGTCTTGGAATTGGAGATTTTTACTGGGATTCAACTAAACAGCAGTTATATGCCAGCAACGGTGATAACACATTTACCCTAGTAGGCCCGCAGGGAGCTGCTGGCGCGGCTATTACTGAAATGAGAACTAGTGTGGTTGCAGATGATACAACAGCAACACACACAGTTATTGAAGCAGTGTCATCTGGTACTGTTATTTTTATTATCTCTAGCGATGAATTTACACTAGGTGATGCTGAAGTAACAAAATATAATAATACATTTGACACAATATATAAAGGTATTACCCTAGTTAATACTGGATCAGGTCAAAACGGAGTTACTAGCACTGTACACAGATTCCATGGTACTGCCACTTCGGCGGATGGATTTAATCTAAGCGGAATCTATGTTGGTGCTGACAAATTTGTAAGAAACGATGAAGCCGCTAACTTTGAAGGCCAAGTAAAATTTAACGATCCAGGATTTCAAGTTGGAACAACACCCCAGCTTGAAGTTAAGATTGAAGGTAGTACTCTTCCAGTAATACAGAACATTGTTGGGGATACTATACTGTTTAGAACTAAGAAAAATGGCGTTATGGTAGGCACCGTTAAGTTATCAGGGTTAGATGTATTGCCTGTGACTAACGCAGTCAGTACTTTAGGTAGCACTTCTCTTAAATTTAGTGAAGTTTGGGCAACAAACTTCTACGGTACAGCCACTCAATCTGACAGATTACAAGTTGATGCAGGAGCATATCGACTAGCCGATACTTCTAATACTCCCAATACCGTGGCTGCTCGAGACGGTGCCGGCGATATGTATGCTACTACGTTCAGAGGCGATGCAATTTTTGCCGCAGGTGCTGACTTAGCCGAAAAATATCTAGCAGATGAAGAATACGAAGTTGGTACAGTTTTAATGGTTGGTGGAGAAAAAGAAGTCACAGCTTGCCAACCAGGACATAGAGCATTTGGTGCAGTAAGTGGAGCACCAGCATACTTAATGAATAACGGTCTAACCGGCGGAACTCCAGTGGCCCTTAAGGGAAGAGTACCTCTCAAAGTTTTAGGACATGTTAACAAAGGTGACAGATTAGTTGCTTCTACCAATGGTTGTGCAGGTGTTGCCCGCATATTATTAGTAGGAACACCAGTACGTGCCGGCAGCTTCCCAGATACATTTGCAATAGCATTAGAATCTAGTGAAGACGAAGGCGTCAAATTGATAGAATCAATTATTATATAAGGAATAAACAAAATGGCAGTAATTTCAGCATCGACCTTCAACGGTATTCAACAAAAAGCAGTCGGAATTCTTGGCACCGGTGGCTTCATTCCGGGTACTACCACAGCTGACTCAAGATATGGCTACGGCCAATCAACAGTAAGCGCCTCGGTCAGCGCAGGCAATATTATTCGTGCTTCAGCTTGGGTTAATCTGAGAGCTGACTTAGCCAAAGCACGAGCTCATCAAATTGGCTCAGTTGGCCAAGTTGCTTATACTGCCTCACCGGCAGCCGGCGGTGGTCCAGCTTGGGCAAACTTGGCCGTTATTAGTTCAGGCACAGTTATTTCTAATAATATTGTAACACAGTATCAAGGTGTTGCAGCACAACTTTTAACTGATAAATTTACAGCATTTAGTTCACAACTAGGCAGCGCAACAGCAGTATCTACTAGAAGCACTACTTGGGGATTAACCGGAGTACTTCCAGCAATCACTCATTCGTTTAGAACTCAATTTTCTGATGCTACACAGGCTAGATATTATTTCAATTCTGGTGGTGTAATTAAGTATGCAGCCACTTTAACTGGTGGTGGCCTACTTGCAGGAAATTTAACCAAGTATAACGCTTGGGTTAATACGTTATCTGGAATGGGAACACTGACATTTGCAATAAATCAAAGTAGTTCAACATTTGGTGCATTTACTGTTAGTAAGAGTGGTGTTACTGGTACCACAACCAGCATTACACTATCTGCGGTTGATCAGGTAATTTATACTACTACACAATCAAGTCCGTATGCTACTAATACACTTACAATCAGTGCAAAATATATTACCAATACAACACCCTATGTAATTGAAATCACAGCGGTATACACAGACGGCGTACCTGGCGCTCCTAGTGGTATAGGCCCAGCAGTTGACGAATTAGTTGACGGAACACTAACTAGTACAGGCACAATTACTCCAATAATTGGTCAGTTTTCAATCACGCCTACTATTGCCAACCAATTAACTCTATAACCAGAATTAATTAACTACATCTCCCGCTGAGATAATTACATTATACAGCGGGAGATCTCATGAACGAGCAATTAGAAAAAGCGTTTCAAACAGCCAATTATATGGCTACTCTAACCAATCAACGAAACATAGCATTTGAAGAATTTCAACAAAGTCTGATATACTATATCAACGGATCTAGTTTTCAAATCTCGTTAGAATTGATTTCATTTGTAAAATCACTTATAGATGTAGGAAGTCTAAACTGCATATTAATCGACACTAACCAAATTCCAGTTAATATAGAAAATTTAAAAACTTTTTACGAAGAAATATCAGCTCTTTACTTTAAAGCAAGCAATGAATATTTTTCTAAATACTCTGAGCTCAAATCAAAACGTAGAATACAGGATTTAATCTCAGTATGAGTAAGGGTGTTCTTTTATTTGCTCAAAATAATCTAGAAATTGATTATGTGCAACTGGCTATATTTGCCGCAGAGCGAATTAATAAATTTTTAAATGTTCCTGTAACCTTGGCTACAGACAATAGGGATTACATTGAAAGAACTTATCCTGATAAGATTAAGGTATTTGAAAACATAATTGATGTTGATTCTGAACTAACACAAAAGAAACAATTTTATGACGGTGCTTTAACATCAAAAATATTACCTTGGAAAAATTTTACTAGGGCAGATGCATTTGACATTAGCCCTTACGATGAAACCTTAATCATGGATGTAGATTATATTTTAAATTCTGATAATTTAGATAAAGTTTGGAACTCAGCATACGATCTGGCAATATATAAGACAGGTTATGATCTAGCACAATGGAGAGATACGTCAAGTTTTGAATATGTTAATCAGTACACTATTCCTTTTTATTGGGCTACAGTTTTTTATTTTAAAAAAACTGCTACGGCAAAATCGTTTTTTAAAATAATTCAACATATCAGACATAATTGGAACTACTATAGATTACTGTATGCGATCACTACACCTGCTTTTAGGAATGATTATGCTTTTAGCATTGCAATTCATTTATTAAATGGACATACTGACACTAGTGGCATTGCCAGTTTGCCTGGTAAATTGTATTATACTCGTGATCGTGATATCTTAGAGTCATACACAGACTCGTCGATGACCTTATTAGTTGAAAAGCAGGGATGTATCGGTGAATATACACTAATAAAACCTAATAATTTAGACGTACATGTTATGAACAAATATAGTTTAGCGAGATGTATAAATGAATAAAGGTTTTTTAGTAATAGCACAAAATAGTGAAGGCATAGATTATGTTCGACAAGCCTATGCACTGGCGTTATCAATTAAAAAAACGCAGTCAAAGTATTCATCTATTAGTTTAATAACTAATGATCAAGTACCAGATAGTTACCTCAGTGTGTTTGATCAAATTATTCCTATACCATGGAAAGATCATGCAGAAGAAGCTGTATGGAAAGTTGAAAATAGATGGAAATTTATCCATGCTAGTCCCTATGATGAGACTATCGTCCTAGACACAGATATGATTGTCTTAGAAGATTTAACTTCTAAGTGGGATTTGTTAGCAAATCATGATGTATTTTTTGCATCGTCTGTCAAAGACTATAGAGGAAATATTGCATCTAATGAACTAAACAGGCAAGTATTTGTGCATAACAATTTGCCAAACATTTATTTTGCGTTTCATTATTTTAAAAAGACACCCGTAGCATTTGACTTTTACAAAACACTGGAGTTTGTGGTTAATAACTGGCAAACTACATATTCTAAACTTACACCCAAGGCCAAACAACGATGGTTAAGCATGGATGTAAGTGCATCTATAGCATTAAAAATATTGGGAATGGATGATGTTGCAGTACAACCGCTATTAGATACCGCATTTGTTCATATGAAGCCTAATATACAAAGCTGGCCAGCACTATATGACAGCTGGGTTAAAGGTTGTGATTATTATTTTAATGATGAATTTGAATTTTTTATTAATCAGTTTAAGCAACAGGGTATTCTTCATTATGTCGAAGATGAATTCTTAACAGATGATATTGTAAAATATTTGGAGGAAATCAATGAGTGAAGAATACGATGATCTAGAACTTGAATTTGATCTAACACCCGAACAATTAGAAGAAATTGAAAAATCTTTTACAGTTAGTAATGCTAGATATGTCTACTTTGATAAAATAACTGGCGATATTTCAAATATTACAGATCAAAAAAATCTGATTACAGAAAATGTGTGCTTCGAAATTGATAGTGAAACGTTGCATAGCTTACTTCCTGGAAATGAAAATTCAGCAAACTTCAGAGTAACTGTAGATTTAAACAATAAATTTAACATTGTTCCTAAGGTTATTACCCTAAACCCTAAATTATCATCATTGGCTATAATTCCACGTACAGATACACTTGCTACGCTAACAGTGTTTAATGATATAGAAAATAAAAATTGGATCGTTGTCCTTAATGAAGATGAAAAACAACGTCTGCATGGTACAGTAGTCACATACATGAAACAAGTTTATGTTACTGCAAAAGAAAATAAAAATATTTTATATCGATCTTTTAATATTGATTTAAACACTTTAATTGCGTTGGGATCAATTACAGTTCCGCATGAAACGGTGATAGAATCTATCACATCAAAGGTACAACTTTTTACAATTAAATTCTTTGATTCGTATGCTCTACAGGAAAAAATATGAGCCAAAAATTTAAAATTATAGACTTTGATATTATCTATCTCAGCTACGACGAGCCCAATGCTGAAAAGAATTATGCAGATTTATGCAATAAAGCACCCTGGGCCAAACGTGTACACGGAGTAAAAGGCAGTGACGAAGCACATAAAGCCTGTGCTAGATTAAGTGAAACTGACAGATTTATCACAGTTGACGGCGATAACATTGTTCGAGAAGAATTCTTTAATCAAGAAGTTGACTTTGGTGCTCACCGAGACTTATCTAAATGTGTTATTAGTTGGGCAGGATACAATGCCATCAACGGACTAATGTACGGTAATGGCGGGTTAAAATTATGGCCTAAAGAATATGTGCTTAATATGAAGACGCATGAAAATGCACCTGCTGATGATCCAAATGCACAAGTAGATTTTTGTTGGGATGCTGAATATATTCAAATGAATGCCTGTTACAGTAATGTACATAATAACGCAAGTCCATATCAAGCATGGAGAGCAGGATTCCGTGAAGGTGTAAAAATGAGTCTAGACAGAGGTGTTACCGTTGAGGCAGAAGATTTCACCAAACACATTCACTGGAAAAATTTGCATAGGCTTGTAACTTGGATGAATGTTGGCATGGATGTGCCAAACGGTGTATGGGCAATACTTGGAGCACGTCAAGGTTGTTATATGACAAATTTTGACAAGTCATGGGACTATGTAAATGTTCGTGACTTTGATCATTTAGATTCAATTTGGAATTTGTTAACTGTCAAAACAGATGACGATGCATTAGTTGAAGCTGAAAAATTAGGTGTTGAACTTAAATCTAGATTAGATTTGCCTATCAGTATATTAGATGTTGATGCCAGTAAGTTTTTTAAGATGGTGCATGTTGACTATACTAGAATAGGTCTTGATATATTGGACAAAGAATAATGTTTTACGATATTGTATTTTATCACGAAAAAGATTTCCCAGAATATAAACTCAATTGGTTAAAAGCCAAGTACCCTAAGGCTAAAGCTATTCAAGTAGATAAAGAGTTCAACTATGTTATCTATGCTAAACGGTTAATGAGTCAAGTTAACACAAAAATGTTTTGGTTAATTCCTGCAGACATAGGCATGACCAATGACATGCAGCATTTTACAATCCCTAAGTGGGATGAATCTTATGTGCATCATCAACTTTTAAAATATTCTAATCTGTTTTTGATTCCTAAAGATTATACATTTACTGACGACGAATTTGAAAAGAATTTTTTTAACAATGTAAAATTTATAGACTTTGGTGTTTTCTATACTAAGTTATATGATGTCTTCTTCTTGTCATATAAAGAAAAAAATGCAGACACTAATTTTCAACATTTATTAACAAAATATCCACATGCTAGACATGTACAGAATATTAAAGGAATCTTTAATGCTCATCTTTGTGCGGCAGTTGCTAGCTCAACTGATTTTTTCTGGGTAGTAGATGCTGATGCAGAAATTGCAGAAGATTTTAACTTTGACTACGAAGTGCCAGGCTGGGACTTTGATGTAGTACATATTTGGCAAAGTAAAAACAAAGTAAATGATCTTGTCTATGGTAACGGTGGAGTAAAATTAATACCACGTCATCTAATCCTACAAGCCAGCAAAGACAGCATTGACGTTACTACCAGTATCGGCGCCAATATTAAAATTATGGAACAGATCAGTAATTATAATAATTTTGATACAAGTCCATTTGCCAGTTGGAGAGCCGCATTTAGAGAATGTGCCAAACTAGCCAGTGCAGTTATTGATCGTCAAGTGCAACTTGAAACTGATAAACGATTGGCTACTTGGTGTACAAGAGGTAAAACAACTACATATGGTCCATATGTAGTAGCAGGTGCGATTGCTGGAAGAAAATTTGGATTAGATAATAAACAAAACCCAGAAGGACTTCGAAGAATCAACGACTGGGCTTGGTTAGAAAGTAGATTTAATCAGTATTTACTAGGTCTGAAGCAAGTGGAAACACAGAAGCAATAACTGAGGCGCAGGCATTGGCTACTTCTTGATGTTCTTTTTGTGTGCCATTTGCACTGCGTAGTTCTATAAAATGTATCCAACTACGCAGTGTACCGTTCATATATAAACGGCTTTCCATCATACCTTCGGGTAAAACAGCGCGAGCCTGTTCTTTGGCAATGCCATTATCAATAGCCCAAGTATATGCTTCTTTAACAGCCAACAATACACGTTGTTGAGCACGTTCCCAACCCATGGCTAAATTACGTGCTTCTGGATTGTCTA